GTGGGATGGGCCGACGGATGAGGAATATGAGAACTTCTGTTCATTGATTCAGAGAGAGGAAGCCAAACTCAAGGAGAAGAACGGTGGATAGGCAATGCCCAAGTTGCGGCGGGTTCTGCAAGAAGTCAGGATGCGAGCGTGAAAATGTAAAGCCAAAAGAATGGGTTGGGCTGACGGATGAGGATTTGGAACCTATGTGCGATGACTGGAGGATTATTTTTGGTCCGTATGTGCATGATTTTTCCAAAGCCATCGAAGCCAAACTTAAGGAGAAGAACGCAACGTGAAAACCATAGTCCACGTCAACCAGCATGTCATCAAAGCGAATCGAAAGACGGGCAAGACTGATCCTGTTCTTACAGTCAAGACCTACAAAACGAACGACTATGGCAGGGAAGTTGAGATTGCGGGGCCGTGCAAGGTTATTTATTCTCCTGACAAACCCCTATCGTGTGGGGCGCATGTTTGGATTGAAACTGAATCGGAGGTGAAGGTACTAACATGAGTGATGATCTTCTTAAAGACTGGCAGACTTGGGCTAACCCTATGGTTTCTAGTGATCCTAACTTTGTCGTGCCGACAACGACCGCATACTTCAAAGCCTTCAAAGCTGGTTGGAACATGGCACAAAACCGACAGGCTTCAAATTGTCCGCAGTGCGGCATCCTGCGGGTAGAAGTCGAGAGCCTAGAACAACAGCTAAAAGATGAACGTAAGAGACGGTTTGGAGATTGACTTAATTTTTAAATGGTATAGACTTAGAAAGAGCGGAAGTTGCGCTTACGGAATTTAAAACTTGGGGGGAAACCTAAGAATCTTGAGATTCGGTCCTGAACACACCCAATTATGGGAGTACCCCCAACCTTTCTAAGGAGTCGGTTATGCCATACGTAAACAAGAAGCGCCCCTACAAAAAAGAATACCAACAGCAGTTGGCTAGAGGGGAACAACCAAAGAGGAACGCACGTGAACGCGCTAGGTACACTATGGACAAAGTTGGTCTCGACAATAACGGAAACGGGAAGGCTGACAAGCGAGAAGGAAAAGACATCGACCATGTTAAGCCCCTATCTAAAGGCGGCACCAATGCTAAATCAAATCTCAAGGTCAAGTCTGCAAGTGCCAACAGATCTTTCTCCCGCAACTCTGATCGCTCCGTCAAGCGAAACACCTCGAAAAATGCAAACAGTCGGTGATAAGTATTTAATAGTAAGAACCCGGTACCCAGAGAAGATTACAAACAGTATAAGAAGCAGTAAGGTTTTATCGAAGAACGAAGTCTCTGAGGTAGAAGTTGAGTGGACGTTAGAGAACGCGCAGTTGTTGAAAGACTTGCGCTTGAAGAATGTTCCCTCTCCGATCCTAAAACATTACGAATGGCCCGGTTTATTCCCGCCGATGGCGCATCAAAAAGTAACTTCAGAATTTTTTACTCTACATCGACGCGGTTTCTGCTTTAACGAACAAGGCACAGGTAAAACCGCCTCTGCTATATGGGCCTCAGACTTCTTAATAAGCAAGGGTTTTATTCGGAGAGTCTTGATTGTCTGCCCCCTCTCAATCATGCAGTCGGCTTGGCAAGCGGACCTATTTAAGTTTGCGGTTCATCGTCGTGTAGATATTGCTTACGGCCCTCGGCTTAAAAGAAAAGAAATAATAAACAATAACGCTGAGTACATTATTATTAATTATGACGGAGTTGAGATTGTTGAAGAGGACATCAACGCTAACGACTTTGACCTGATAATTATTGACGAGGCTAACGCATACAAGAACGCACAGACCAATCGTTGGAAGTGCATGAAGCGTCTGCTTAACTCAAATCGCTGGTTGTGGATGATGACAGGAACCCCAGCCGCCCAGTCTCCATTAGATGCGTATGGGATTGCTAAACTTTGTGTTCCAGACCGAGCACCTAAAACGTTTGGAAGATACCGAGATACAGTGATGTTTAATGTAGGTCGGTTCCGCTGGTTCCCCAAAGACAACGCACAAGATACAGTTTTTGACATGCTTCAACCAGCAGTCCGATTTACTAAAGAACAATGCCTTGACTTACCTGAAGTCACACACGTTTACCGAGAAGCACCACTGACTCCCCAGCAACACAAGTATTACGAAGAACTACGCAAGCACATGGCGATTGTTGCTGATGGGGAACAAGTAAGTGCCATAAATGCCGCAGTAAACATAAACAAACTTCTCCAGTTATCTGGGGGCGCGGTTTACACCGACGACAAAGAAGTTGTAGAGTTTGATGTTTCCAATCGACTGCAAGTTATTAAAGAAGTCATTGATGAGTCGAGTCACAAAGTCCTTGTTTTTGTTCCGTTTACTCACACCATAAATATTCTTAAAGACTATCTAACTAAAAACAAAGTAGCTTGCGAAGTTATTAACGGAGCTGTTCCGGTAAACAAAAGAACCGACATCTTCAAGCGGTTCCAAGAAGACGAGAACCCCCAAGTTCTTATCATTCAGCCGCAAGCTGCCGCTCATGGGGTGACTTTGACCGCCGCTAACGTAGTAATTTGGTATGCCCCAGTGACTAGCGTAGAAACGTACCTACAAGCAAACGCACGAGTCCATCGTAAGGGGCAGATCAATCCTGTAACAGTTGTGCATATCCAAGGAAGTCCTGTGGAATCAAAGCTTTACAAGATGCTGGAGAACAAATTGGATGACCACACAAAACTTGTGGATTTGTACAGGAACGAAATAAGTTCTTGACAGTCTCAAGTTTCAGATGTACCCTTATTGAACTGAGAGGACAATATGGAACAAGAGAAAATAGCAGTAGATAAGTTGGTTTCTGCCTACATCAAAATCCGAGACACCCGCGACGAAATCAAGCGCGAGGCCGAGGACAAAATGAAGGAACTTGAGGCCGAAATGGCTGTTATCTCACAGACTCTTTTGGATCATTTTAAAGAGTCTGGCATTGATAAGGCCGGAACCCCCTTTGGAACCGCATACCGAACAATCAAGTCTCGCTATTGGACCAATGATTGGGAGTCTATGTACAACTTCATCCATGAGAATGATGCTTACGAGTTGTTGGAAAAGCGTATCCATCAGACAAACATGAAGCAGTTTCTAGAGGAAAACCCAGACTTGCTCCCGCGTGGTCTTAACGTGGACAGTGAGTATTCCGTTGTAGTACGTCGTAAGTAACTAGGAGAAAACCATGAGCAACATTACGCTTTTTCAACAGGATCTTCCTGACTATCTTCGTGAAGTAGAACTTGATGATATGACCAAAGCCCTTGCGGGTGGCGGTGCTGGTTCCAAGCGAATCTCTATTCGTGGCAGTGTGTTTCGTTTGGTTGTAAATGGCGAAGAAATCGCTAAGAACGAAAACCGTTCTATGAATGTGGTTATTGTCAACGGCGCACGTAAAGTAGGCCGTACCTTTTATGCTGGTGTGTATGACCCCAAAAACCCCTTGCCCCCTGATTGTTGGTCGGCAGATGGTGAGAAACCTGACGCAAACGCAAGAGACCCCCAGCACACAAGCTGTGCCGAATGTCCCCAAAACATTAAGGGTTCGGGTCAAGGTGGCGGACGTGCTTGCAGATTCAAACAGCGTCTTGCGGTTGTTTTAGCCGACGATGTTGGTGGAGACGTTTATGGTCTTGAACTAGCGGCTACTTCTATTTTTGGTAACAACCAAGACCTTAACAAAATGCCGTTTCAGCAATACGCTAAATACGTCGGCGCTCAGGGTAAGAACATCAACACCCTTGTTACTGAGATGCGCCTCGACAGCGACAGCGATACACCCAAGCTGACCTTCAAACCTGTCAAGTTTCTCTCACGGGAAGAGTGGCAAGTCGTGGTTAGTAAGGGCGACACCGACGCCGCCAAGCAAGCCGCTACTCTGTACTTCCCCAAGTATGAGGATAAGGATGGAGAAAAGGCTAGCGACGGAGAGGCGGTAGGTGACGACGAGCCTAAGAAGCGTGCGTCCAAAAAGCAGGAGCCAACCCCTAAAAAGGATCTCGGTTCCATTATGAGCAACTGGATCACTGACGACGAGTAAATCATGGACGACCGGGGATACAGTCTCCGCATCGTGCGTGCCAATGAACAAGCAGACTCTGGCAACATCGGAGTTCTGCTTGGTCGACTCTGTATTAAGAAAGAGATTCCGGTTTCTCAAGTTGCTGAATTTCTGAATGTCTCAAGGATGTCGGTCTACAACTGGTTTTGTGGCAGGGGCTTTCCGAGAAAAAAGATGCAACTAAAGATCAAGGAAATACTAGAAAAACTTGGCGACGCACAAGGCGGTTAAATGGCTGACACAAAACTTTTGTCCGGGGTACTGTCCGATAAAGGATGGTACTGCGTAGTCGGACTCAAAACGGGGTCACACCCGAAGCAGATCTTTTTTGAAACCCTTGAAGAAGTTGAAGCAGAAGTAACAAGCCTTGTTGATAAAGAGTACAACGCATACTTTGCCTGTGCAAAGTACGACAAAAAGGGTCGGCGAGACCGTGACAACGCTAAGTATTTCAAGTCCTTTTGGTTGGACTTAGACTGTGGGGACACTAAGCACTACAGCACTCAGCAGGAAGCACTTGAAGATTTGCATGAATTTTGTCTGGAACTAAAACTCCCAGCACCGACAACCGTAAATTCCGGAAGGGGTATCCACGCATACTGGATCCTGACCCAAGATATTTCTAGAGAAGAATGGAAGCCGGTCGCTGAAACCCTTAAAGCACTCTGCGTAAAACACGATTTAATTGCTGACGCCGCCGTTACTGCGGACGAAGCAAGGATTCTTAGGGTTCCGGGTACTCTTAACTTTAAAGACAACCCGCCACTACCTGTAGATGTAATACATTATAGTCAACCCATTGATTTCTTTGAGTTTACCTCCAAGCTTGGGCCTATTAAAGATTTAGGACCGACGGGGGATAAACAGCAACTTAATGAATTGACGCTGGCGTTAATGGGCAATCAGGAGCATCGGTTTAAAACCATCATGCTCAAGACTATGAACGACGTAGGTTGCGCCCAGCTCAAGCATATTGTTGAGAATCAGGACAGTATTGAAGAGCCGCTATGGAGGGCAGGTCTCTCAATCGCCGCATATTGTGCGGACAAAAACGTAGCTATTCACCGCATGTCGGAGAACCATCCCGACTACAGCTACAACGGCACCGAGAACAAGGTAAACGAGATCAAAGGCCCATACACCTGCGATAAGTTTGCTGGTCTAAACCCCGGTCTGTGCGACAAGTGCCCTAATAAAGGCAAGGTCAAGTCGCCCATCGTGCTCGGTCGTGAATTTTTAGCGGCTTCGGAAGAAGACAATGTGGTGGAAATTTCGGTTGCTCCAGAAGAACCTCCGGTCGTTTATCAGATCCCGCCTTATCCGAACCCCTATTTTCGTGGCAAAAATGGTGGGGTTTACAGGGCCGACGACAGCGAAGATCCGGAACTTGTCTACGAACATGACCTGTATGTCTTAAAGCGTATGCAAGACCCGAACCGAGGGGTGGTAGTTTTAATCCGTCTGCACCTCCCTAGAGATGGGATTAAAGAATTTGCGGTGCCCAACACCGACATCCTTGCGCTTGAAAAATGCAAAGAGATGCTGGCGTTCCATGGCGTCATTGGGCACAAAAAGCAGATGGAGAAGATTGCCAACTACATCATTACTTTTATTAAGGAACTAACTTTTAAGTCGGAGATTGAAATTATGAGAACCCAGTTTGGCTGGGCCGACAACGACAAGAAATTTATCCTTGGCGACAAAGAGATTTCTGCTGACGGAGTCCGGTACAGTCCCCCTTCATTTATGACCTCAGCTATTTCATCCTTAATGGAGCCAGTCGGTACGCTGGAAGAGTGGAAGTCTGTGGTAAATACTTACAACATGCCCGGGTTTGAGCCTCATGCGTTTGGCTTTTTCACGGCATTTGGTTCCCCCCTTCTCAAGCATTTGAAGCAGAACGGGGCCATCATCAACATGATTAACAACGCTTCAGGCACGGGCAAAACTACAGTTATTAAAGCCATGCATAGCGTTTGGGGGCACCCTGAAGAAATTATGTTGATGTGGAAGGATACTCAAAACGTCATCATGCATAGGCTTGGGGTATTGGGTAATGTCCCTTCTGGCATTGACGAAGTTACCAAAATGAACCCTGACATTTTTTCCGACACCCTTTACATGATTTCTCAGGGGCGGGGTAAAAACCGAATGCGTTCTCAGACTAACGAAGAGCGGGTTAATTTGGCTAGGTGGGCGCTGATCTGCTTATGCTCATCAAATGCTTCTTTTACCGACAAGCTTCGTGGAATAAAGTCTACCCCTGACGGGGAGTTGATGCGTTTGATTGAATACGAATTGCCTGTTTCCGGCAACCTTTCTAAAGCCGAAGCCGACGCCATTTTCCCAAAACTTTATGATAACTATGGTCACGCTGGTTTGATCTACGCTAAGTGGCTAGTTGGCAACCTAGAGGAAGCCGTAGATATTGTCCGCAAAGTCCAAGAAAAAATAGACTTGGCTGTTAAGTTCACCAGCCGGGAGCGGTTTTGGTCTGCGGTGGCGGCTTGTAATATTGCCGGGGCCTACATTGCTAAGAAGCTGGGACTCCATGACATCGACGTCGGTCGGGTGCTTAACTGGACTATTGGGATGCTCAGGGGCTTGCGATTGGAGATCCGACCCCCCTCAGATGATAAGACCAGCGTGATCGGTGAGTACATCAACGAGAACACAAACAGCATGGCGATCGTCAACGGGGAACTAGATAAGCGGACAAACGTAGAAGCCCTGCCTATCTTGGAGCCTAAAAACGGCAAGTTGCTAATTAGGATGGAGCCAGATACCCGAAAACTCTACATTACAGTCAAGCACTTCCGACAGTACTGCGCCGAGAACCAAATAACCCTCAAGGACTTGCTGACGTCAATGGCGGCAGACGGGATCTACATAGGCACGCAGAAAAAGAGGATGGCCAAGGGGACAAAGATTCCTTCTCCGGCTGTGGATGCGTACGTTTTTGACTGCTCAATACCTGATTTTATTGACCCAGCCGAGTACGTTGAGGCCGCACAAGCCCCCCAGCAAGGCGCAAATGAGAGTTCACGGGATCAGCTTTAATGTTAATTGGGAGAAATTTGGGGTGGGAACTTCTTTTTTTATCCCCTGTCTCGACGAAATTATGGCTGAGCGGCAGGTTTTAAGGACTACCCGTCGGTTAGGTTACAAAGTCAAGTGTAAGGTAGTTATAGAAGAAAACATCAAGGGCTTGCGGATTTGGAGAATTAAATAGGCATTTACAGAAAAAACACCAAGGGCTTGCGGATTTGGAGAATTAAATAGTATAGTTAGGCCGTGGCTTCTCATGGTCACTCCTCTCTTGGTACTTAGCCCCCGCCTCGTGCGGGGGTCTTTTTTAGAAGCCGCAGTCTTTAGCTATTTGGACAAGCTTGGCTTTATCCTCGTCGGTGCCGTGGTCTTCAATCCAATGCCACTCTCTGTGGTGGTTAGAGCACAGCACGATGCACTTTTTGGTTTCCTCCAGCGCCGCCTTAAACCGACCATGACCGATCAGTTTATAGACCTTTTCTTTCTTACCCGTGCGGATTATGTGATGGAACTCTAGGAGGGTAGGGGGGTGGTCGATGCCGCAGATAGCGCACTTGAGGGTGGACTTGTATAGGTTCCAGCGCTCTTTATTTTTTCTTTTGTAATCAGCAGCTTTGTCTACGTAGTACTTTTTGTTCTTTTCGTAGTGGCCTTTGCCGTATTTAGCGTAGGCTTCGTTGGGTTCTTCTCGGCCTCGGTGGGGTTTAATTCGCTTATGTTTTCGATCATCCGTGCCGGGATCGTTAGGGTCTGAGCGTGATTGTCCAGTGTCCACGACTGACATATTCTTATCCCTTTTTCGTTTTGAGATAGTAGCCACCCAACCGAGTAGACAAGCGGTATGTCTACAGGTTCCGGATCTTCGTTACCTTCCATCCAGCCAAACTCGTGATGTGCGTCATACCAAGAAATCAGCAGAAGTCTTGGGCGTTTCGACAGTTGCTTCTCTTCCTTCGGCTGATTGGTTTCCACGTTATTCGCTCCTTGGTATAGCTCTTTCGATTCGTTCGTATAGTTTTTCACCGACCCCGCCAAGCGCTTCTTGCTTGGCCTTATCTTCAAGTTTACGCTTCAAAGATTTCTTAATTGTGTCAAACTTAATTGGGTCTTCAGGATACTTCTCATTAAAGTCAGCTACCTTTTCCATGGTTCTTTCAAAAAGATCGTCGTCGCCAGTGTGCAGCGCAACATAAAGGGCGCCCAACAATCTCTCTCGCTTGTACTCTATCTTGTTCTCCAGCCCTTTGCGGTCAATGATTTCTTTCTGCTTACGGAGCATATCTTCTGGGGTAAACCCTAATGCTCTGACGACTAGGTCGCTGTAGGTAATGTCATCGTCGATCGTAATTCCACGGGCTGTAGCGTTTTCTTCTTCCCTAATCCAACGCCCGACAGTTAAAAGGTTCCGTGCAATGATCGGCGAGGCAGTCTCCAAAGCTCTCATTTCTTGAGAATTATTCCATTGGTCAACTGCTTTAGTGAAGTTAAGACCTATGCTAACTGCTGGGCCTAAGTTAGACAGCATGAACTCTTTAGCAGAATCTTCCGCAGATCTTTGGTAGCCTGAATCTCGTATCCAAAGATCAATTAAGTCAAGGCTCATCCGTTCGGAAATACCGACGTTTAGCTGGTTTGCAATCAGGCCAGTCATCATAGAAGCGGCAACTTCCCCACCAAACGACTCGGTCAGGTAGTCCTTCATAGCGTACTCAAAGATGTACTCTTCTTCGTCATCACCAAATGCAGTCTGAAGGGCTTCAGCCAAGAACGCCACCGCCGTAAAAATAGGCATACCTTTAGCGCCCGCAAACAAAGCCGTTATTCCCAGCGTGCCATACATACGACGGCGGGCTTCACGGGCCTCAGCTTTTTGTTCGTCGGTAAGGTTTTTACGGCGGGGGTTAAAGCCGATCATGGTGTTACGCAGGATGTTGTACGTCATAAGCAGGGAGTACTGCTTAAATTGGAACAAAACTTTCGCTATGGGCTTAGTTAAAACGGGGGGCTTACTAGACCGAGAAAAGTCACCGATAGACATAAAGGTCAAATCTTTTGCAGTCTCAATGGCAGCGTTAAATGCAGGTCCATCCACCCCCGGCGCCATTCCTTTTCTAACGTTGTCGGCGTAGGCCAAATCAAACGCAGCCATGTTCATAACCTCACGGCTCATACGCTCAGAGTGGTGGAAGATTGAGGATATGCCCTGAACAATCTTGAATTTTGCTGCGGAATACTGCTCGTAGGGGGCTTGGCTCAAGCCCATGATGTCTTGTGTTAGAGAAACATCGACCGCGTTGTCGTGCAGGAACCGATCGTAAGCAGCTCTCTCTACAGGATTAAGGTTCGTAGTTTTATCTAGGGTAGGGAAGACCGTGTTGCCTTCTGTGACTTTTGGTGCCGTGGCAAGATATTTACCGCCATATTTGGTCATCTTTGCAAAGGTTTCGGGGTAGCCATACCGAGCGCCTATATATGAACTACCGACAGTTGCAGCACCGAAGATGTTAATAATTGAAGACGCAGGGGCGGTCAGCAGCCACAAGAATGAGAACTGAGTCACCCCGTTAGCTACCTTGTCCGACACCGACGTTGGCTCCATACCCAAAATGTGGGCGGAACGGCTATTTAATTCGTTGACAAGATCCCGCAAAGTGCGGGTTTCCTCGGTGTTGGGGGCGCCCTCTAGATAGCCGTAGGCGTTATCAATATTGTCATAGAACTGCTCGGCGTACTTAACCCTAGCCCTCTGATAGGCAAGATTCACAACCGACGTGCTAAAGACTCGGCCTACGTCTGCGCTTGCACCAGCAATACCCTTCCTGTGGATAAATGCTTTGCGAATGTTTGTGCTCGGCAGCAGAAGATATTGGAGTTGCTTTAACCCATCCTTCAGGTCGTCGACTGCTTTAGTCTGCATGTTGGGGGTGGTCATCGTCTTAGCCGCGTCGTCCACCAAAGCCTCAATCTTTTTCATCAGAGGCTCATTAGCTAAGGCGTTGTTTAGAGAGTCTTCGCCCTCACGCAGGGAGTTACCGGCAGAGATTAAATCACGGGTAGCTTCTTCTTCGTTTGCAGCCTTTTTCTCGGCGACCAACTCCTTAGCTCTCTCAGCCATCCAGAAGTCTCGGTCGTTGATCGACTCAAACATGTAGAACTCTTTGTCGTCACCCTTACCGACTTGGAACCAATACTGCCCGAACCGCCGCAGTGGGAAGTAAGGGCCTTTGCGTTTAGATGGGCCGAACTCGTCGTCAATTTCTTTTTTAAGTTTTGTTGCTTTCGGGTTTTCTTTACCCGTTGAATCTTTAGGGAAGTTGCGGTCGATACGGGCCTTCATGTCATCAACCATGCCGTCAACTTGGGTGGTATAAAACTCCCGCATATCTTGGTAAATCTCTTGAGCTTTGGGCGACAGCGTATTCCATGCATCGGTCAGAGTTTTGTTGGGCTTGTGGAACTTAGACTTGGGGTCTGGATCAATCTCAAGCATGGTTGCCTGAACCTGCAACTCACCCAAAAGCCGAATCTGTTTGCCGCCGTTTTTCTCTTTACGCAGGACTTCTAATTTATCAAGAATGTCGGCACCTTCACGCATAATCCGACCACGCTCTGACACCATCTGCTCTGAGACTGTGATAGCCCTACCAATTTGGGGCAGTCTGGCACCGACAATATCTTTCAACATCCGCAGGGTCAGCAACTTATACATCGCTTGTTTGGCGCTTGGCGGGAGGGAAGTTATGGCTTTGAGGTTGAACTTACCCTTAACTTCAGGCCACAAAGGACGCCCCTTGCTAAGCTTTTCCATTAGCGTCGGTGCATTACCGGGGTTAACTCTTGCCGGACCCGCAGGAGTTTTAAAACCTTGGGAGTAGACAGCCTCGACATTCTTAGCTGCGGGTGGGAGGGCAGAGAACACAACGTCCGCTTCACCACCAAAGGTTTCTTTTATACGTTCAGAATTAGCCCAAGAAATAGGAATTAGATCAGTTGCAGTAAATCCTCTTCCTTGGCCTCTAACTGATTCCTGACCTTCTAGGTTAACTCTATTAATTTGCTTAGCGTTTGTTACGCGTTTGCCACCCCAGTCGCCATTAATAAACACAACAGGCACTTCTGAAACGCCAGCGTCTTGCAAAGCCATCATACGATGGCGGCCTTCGTGACCAATAATTTTACCGGTCTCAAAATTAATTTCTAGGAAAATCGGCTGCTCGAAATCAGCTAGCCGCCGCTTATTAAGTTTTGTAAATTCTTGTTCCCGCATCGCGGCAAGTTCGTCGGGAGTAGTCGTTGCTTCTAGAAACTCACTCGGGCGTACAAACCCCGCGTAAGCTTTGGTGTCGTTATCTTCTCTATCGTAAGCAAAGGTGCTAAAAAGCTGCCTAATCCTATCGATGCTCCACTTAGAATCCCGCTTCACCACATCAAATACCGCTTTGTCTCCCGTTACTGCTCTTGGTCCACCGGGCTGGACTTGGCCTTTGGTGAACGGGTCGAACTTCATAGCGTTTCGGCGGACGTATCTGCTGGCGTTGGCTACAAGTTGTTGGAGGTCGCTGTCGGTTACAGTGCGTAGGGGGATACCAAGTTTGCGGGCAAACCTGCGAATGGCATCAAAGAGTCTACGCAAAGCGGGTGTCGGTTTTGGCGCGGTTTCTGCCATCTCAGCAAGGACTTCTTCAACCGCGATCTCTTTAGATACTTTAGCGGTGCCCTTCATCTTCTCATCCGCTGCTTTTTTGACGTCCTTGTGCCCGTTGTAAATCTCATTCATTACTCGGTTATAGGAGTCGCCAAGAATAGACCGCAGACCAAAGTGACCTAGTGCCTCGTGCGCTACAGTAGTAAATACGTCTTCTCGCCCACGCAGGTTGTCGGCAACTAAAAATACAAGGTTAGATACGGGGTCGTAGGCGCCTTGGGGGTTAACCTTATCCCGTGTAATCTGCTCTTGCATGTACCCCGGAAGTTCTGAGATCGACTGCACTACTTCAACACGGGGGGCGTTTTCCCAGTCCTGAACAATCTGACCGACAGCCTCACGAACTAACCGAGCCTCTGAACCACGCGTGCCGGGAGCGGCTTCACGGACATTTGAGAAGACGGCTAGCTGACCAGTTCCTTTACTAGGGTCTTGGATAAAGTTGTTAACGGTCTGGATGGTTTGCCTAGCAGACTCCAAATTATTTTTAACAAACTGATCGGAGACTTGCGCTTTGGCTTCTGGAGTTTTTGCGCTTGCGTATTTTATTTCTTGGTTCTTGACGGCTTGCGTAATGTTGCTTGCGTCTTGACCGAGCGCGTTTAGAAGTTTGGCGGCGTTCTGTATTTCGGGCGTGCCAGCACGCAGGTCAGCTAAGTTAGTTGGATCAACCCCACGCTCAGCCAAAAACTGAGACAGCCCGTCGATCGTTTGTTGTAGTTCTTGGAAGAGGGGTGTGTATCCCTTGTCCTTGTATACCTTCTTTTTACCCGCACTGATTTCTTCAAACTTTGTCTGAAGCTTAGGGTCTTCTATCTTTACGAGATCTTTTAAGCCGAGCGTGCCCGACGGGGTTATTGCAAGTGATGGTTGTCCTTGCTGACCTGAGATGGTTTCTTCTGGTGCGGGGGCTGCTGCTGGTTTCTTTAGGATAAATTCGTTTTCAGATGCGCTACCAAGGGCAATTATATTTGACTTAGGTACTGTTATAGGCTCTACAACCCACTCAGATGCTGGTAGTCCTAGCACGTTCCTGAAATTTTCAGCATAGCTTTTACTTAACGTTGCGTTTATATAGGGGCCAGCCTCACCCACGTACGACCCATCTTTAGCCCTGCCACGATACAACGTAACTGTGTCTGGTAGGTTTGCTAAGTTTTGCTGTAGTGCGTCTTGGTATGCGTCGTTAGCTTCGGCGGCCTCAGCAAAATCGAGCATGTTGGTATTATTGTTTACATAGTTTTGGCGAAGCGCTTCTGTGTCCGGGTCTAAATATCCCTCAAGCCCTTGCTCTACTAATGTAGTGTCGACCTCTTCCGCTCCGACTGCAGGTTCAACAGCAGGCCCGCCAACGCCTCCCACTCTTCCAGCTTCAGTTTCCACAACTCCGGGGGCGGCTTCATCAACCCCAACAGGCATAGAAACGCTAGGCTCAACTGCTCTTCCGTCATCTCGAACGCTTGGTCTTTGCTCTGGTTGTCTTGCTGCATCTTTAGTCTCCGGAGAAATAACCTCACCTACATCTTCTTCGACCTTCATGTTGCGTAGTGCATCAATCTGGTCGTCTTCTTTGGTGCGAGGCCCTTTGTCTACAGCTTCTCCTCTGGTGGCTAAATCAACACCCGCACCGAGTCCAGCACCAGCCAACGCTTCAAGGGTAGCGGCACTATAAACACCTCGGGTTAAGGGTACATCAAAGCCTTGTCTTTGCAACGCTAAGTTTTCTGCTATTTGTTCTTGACCTGCTTGGACAGCTTCTGGTGCGGCTTCTTCTGCGGCAGCACGTGTAACACCTTTTTTAGCCACATCTTTAGTAATGGCTTTTCCAAGAATGGCACGCTCAATACCAGTCCTAGCGGCAACAGCACCGATACCAGCACCGAGCAAGATCTGATCTAAGTTCTCACCGCCGTAAGCTTGGGCTTCAGTAGCGGCTTTTTCTGCTACATCTGGTTTGACCCCAGCCTTAATAAGTTCTTCTTTAGTGGCTTCGTAGATTGTGCCTTTGATAGCACCAGCGCCCATACCAGCACCGACACCAGCAGTGACGCCAGCAACAACTAAAGGAGCACCACCTGTCAATGTAGTAGCCAATCCAGCAACAATTGCAGGGGCAGAAGTACCCAACGCTTGGGATAATGTATCTATCGGGGCAACAGCAAATGCTTTAACACCAGCAATAACTTGTTCCAACTTACCTTTATCTTCCGCTTCCTTCATGATGCGGGAAATTTCTTTTTGATCGTTTTTGGCTTGGGCAGACAGCAGTCCGCCGAGGTAGTCTTCTACCCCTTTAATACCCTCTGAAACATCAGACCCAGCGCCGAATACATCGGCGATCATCCTCACACCGCCAGTCACACCCTTAGCAATATTGACAGGGATGTCGGCAGCTTGTCTAAAGAACCCACTTTCTTCTTGGGGTTCTTCGTCTAACTTGCCCGTAAAAGGTACAAATTGAGAAGACTGTTTTTTTGGCTGATCCAGCTCTCCAGTAAAAGGCACAAACGCCATACTGAACTCCTTATGATTGGATCACTCGTCTGCCATCGGGTAATTCATAAACTGGTTTACCCCCTGAAGTGCCAATTTGTTTTGCTCCTTTAGGTAAGTCTGGAGGAGCGCTTGTTGGGGTAGCATCACTTGTTCCGGGTGGTAAAAAGTCAGCGTATTGGGCATCGACTCTAGCACGGGTTTCCCGCTCCAGCCGCTGCATGGTTTCGGTATCGCCTTTTCTGCGGGCTTTATTATACTCTGTAGTTAAACGAAGATCCTCCAACGCTTGATTCCTAGCTTCTGCACGTTTAGCTTGGGCGTTAATAAATGCGGATCTAAGAGTAGTGTCTGAGGGGGTACGCTCAATACTCTTAATTGCCTCAGCCAAGGTAGGTACTTTTCTACCCGCTGCTTTTGCTTCTGCTTGGATCTCACGTGCCGCACGAATAGTTTCGGGGACAAGTTTTTCCTTAGCTTGAGTTTCTCCCAAAGCAGACGCAAGAATTTTCCCTCTTTCAGCACGCTCGACACCAGCAAGTTCAGCTTTGCGTTTGCGTTGGGCTGCTATGTCTTCTCCATATCCTTTAAGTGCTGCTTGCGATCCTTTTCCTATGTTAACGGCTGCGTAAGGAGATTCACCACCCATGATCCCAAGGCCAGCTTCAATCAAACGTAAAGCCTGTTTCTCTTTTGCAGCAGCATCCATACCTTCACGCTCAGCTTTTAGAGCTTCGTTCTCACCCACGTACATTCTATACAAAGCTTCTTGGCGTTTTAATTCTTCGCCAACGTTCCCAAACTTAGAATAATCAATTTCTCTGCCGCCACTTTGGAACGCCACAATCCCACCGCCAGCGTACTCAGGAACCATACCTTCATCCACAGGCAAAGCACCAATCCCAACGTCCTCTGGAAGCTGAGACTGAACTTCACCTACCGCATTTTCTGCCATGATTTTTTCAAGGACAGTCGGTTGAGGCATCTGCTGTTGAGCTATCATTGCAGCGGCAGCGGCACCAGCTTTGGTCTGTTCTGCTTTTTCACCAAGGATCGGGGCTACAAACCCTACCGGGATCTGACCAGACTGAGCTAATTTAATGATCGCTTCTTGAGGCAGCATAGCCAATTCAGCGATTGGCTTATTTAAGATTTTAAGGTTTTGCAAAATGCTCATAGCTGTCCCTTATTTTTTGGGGTTCAACATGTTGTATAAGCCCAAACCAGAGAGACCAAGCCCCGTGAGCTGGCTAGCAAATGATGGTGGGGGAGTTGTCTGGGATTGAGTCGTATCTGACAATGGAATACCACGCAACAGGTTTGACAACTGGCCTACTTGAGTTTGACCATATTGGGCTTGGTTCATTATGTCTTGACGCTGGGCATCTAATTGTTGCTGGTATATCGCACGTTGCAGATCACCATAAGCACCCTGAGTCTTAAGGATGTCAAGCTGACCCGCAAGCTGTTGAGTTCCTAGCCCACTCATAGCTTGAGACAAATCAGTTAGTCCAGTAGCCGCACCAAGACGTTGTTGCGCTGCCTGAAGTGCAGCCGCTTGATTTGCCCTCTGCGCCTCTAAGCTCTGTCCAGCGCCCAACTGTTGAACGCCAAGCGCCGCCGCAAGGTTTTGTTGGGAGGTGCCCATCTGGGCTGCACGATCACGCTCGAACTGAGACTGTGCCTGTGTATACGCATCTTGTAGGCCACGGGCTTGAATGTCGCCCAACTGAGTCCGAAGTCCTGATTCTCTTTCTCCTTGGAGAAGGGCCTGTCTTGCACCACCATAAGTGCCTTGACGCGCTGCGGCAAGATTCTGTCCTAGCTGAGCTTTTTTGGCTGCATCAATCGCTTGGCGCTGTTGGGCATCAACAACGTTCTGCATATAAGGAGACATGTATCGTTGAGCAGCTTGGCTCGTAAACATCTCCGGGCTAGTCAATTGATACTGGGTCAACTGAGGAGCAGCCACCCCTTGAGCTTGTACACCTAGTAGCCCTTCAAGACCCGCACCAGCTACCTGACCAGCTTCAGTGGCATAACCATACGCGCCGGGAACCCGAAGGTTAAGAAGCTCTTGTCCAATGTTTTTTTGGAACTGAGACATTGGTGCAATAGAACCAGCGCCCATAATACCCTGTTCATACAACGGCTTGTACATCTGTTGATAAGCCGCCGCTCCAGATAACCCACTCGGGAAAATAGAAGCAATCCCGCGCTCAATTAAGCCGGGTTTTCCGGTTTGCCCTAAATAAAACGGTTCTAGTACCTTTGGTACATCACCAGATGTGGTTACGGTTTGTGTAGCCATATTAGTTCCTTAAGCTGGCATGAAGCGCTCAGCACGAATTTCAGGGGGTTGTTTAACTGTTCCGTGCCTAGCCTTACGTACACGGTCCATCATAGCGTATAGCTTCTTAGCGCCTGCATTGCTAGATCCATTACCAATGTCAGCCACGACATCAGCAGGTACCACAAACTCATCGTTGGCAAGTCGAGCTTCCTGCACACCCTCAATAGTTGCAGGGACGTTGTCACTCATTCCGTCACCGGCACCCCTAACCATACGGGGTTCTCCGGTCTTAGCGGTTGTACCACCATACTCAAACGTCGGCTCACCGCCTTTAGACAAGGCAACAATTCCACCACCAGCAGCGGTGGGAACTTGACCAAGTGTGCGAGAGAACAAATCAGAATACTGTTTTCTACGCCGATCTTCCTCTTCTTCCAGACGACGCTGCTCTTGTTCGTACTTTTCTTGTTCTTCTTTAGCTTCTTGTGCGGCAACAAGGCTAGTTCCAACGTATGCGCCAGTTATGGCTGTACTTGGAGTAATTCCAAAAGTTCTTTCAAACATTCCCGGCGGTTTAGCTGCTACTTGACTTAGTGACGAACCCACTTCAGATATAGGAGCTGCTGACGCTTTAAGGGATCCAAGTGAGGCTGCATCGGGCGCTGCTCCCGGAAGCAATTGATACTGAGAAGGTCCTACCGCTGGTGGGGGGCTAAGTGATGCGCTCGGCGGTGCTTGTACTGTAGCTGCCTGTGTAACATCGGCTGCGACGGCTTCTGGTTTAAATACATCAATAGACTTTCCAGCGCTGCTCGTCTTAACACCGCTACCAAGATCGGTTTGTGTAGCAGAGGCTGCATTTAACGCTTCAAACGCTTTAGCACCAGCAAATGCAGTCAATCCAGTCTTCAAGCCTTCTTTAAAGTTAAACCCGCCGCCTTTTGCTGTAAGGCCTCCAATAATTCCAGCAGCAACTGCTTTACTAGCAATTGCCCCAAGACCTGCTTTAGCACCCAAACCAGCAATAGCAGTGCCAAGTCCGGGAATTAAAAACGGCAACGCTGGAGCAACTGCTTTAAATATGCTCTTTAATTTCAGAGCTTCAGGAAGTCCTGTTTCTGGATTGATGGTAAGAGATGTCCCGTATTGCTGCGCCAATGACTGCAACCCAGCAACTTCTTCCGGCGCCATGTGGACAAGCATGGTGTCGCCACCACGGCCTTTATCTGCTAAGCCCTCGGCAAGAGATGCAATGCCACCTTCTTCAAATCTAACCATCTTTGCTCTTTCTAAATCTTCGGCTCTTTTTAAAATTGGATTAAACACCACATCTCTTTTGTATTCATTGATATAGAACTTTCCAGTCTTTGGATCGATGTAGTCTTGCACATTAACTTGTGACCCAGCCTCAGCAGGAGTCAGCTTGGGCATACCGCCCTCGGCAAAACCAACCATTCCACCCATTCGACCGGCAACAGGGGCCGTGGTAGGAGCCGTAACAGGGGCAGTAGACTCTCCAACTGGCGCATTAGCCTGAGCTTGTTGTGCCGCAAGAGCCGCTTGTAATTGAGCAACTGTCGGTGCCGGACCAATGTATTGAGTCGCAGGAATGTTAAGACCAAACGGTGTTGCAGGAAATGGCGTTGCCGCTGTAGTGGTTGGTGTAGTAGTCGGTGTAGCAAACTGTGCTTGAGGCGCAGGCGGTGCTTGTATTAGCGGTGTCGATGTTGGAAGTGTCCCCAGCCCTTGGCGCAGATTCACGTTCTCAGGAGTCAGAGTCTGGAATCGGTAAGGCAGCGTAGGAAACGGAGACGCAATAGGGGTATTGGCAAAGTATTCTATTATCGGATTTCTTACTGCTGGCCCACTTATAATTGGTGCAGACGGCGTTGCTTCAGATGGCCCCGGTATACCACGGAAAAAAGAATAGTAATCAACCTCTGGAGCTTTAGGAGCAGGGGTAGAAACAGGAGTAGATATAGTTGGTGCAGAAGCTGTTTTTGTAATTATTGGTGCAGAGGGGGCTTCTGGAAACCGTACAGTTTCTGTAATTCCTGCTGGCAGTTCTTGTGCCGGAGGTTTTTTAGACCTAGCTAAAAGTTCTTGCGCGGCTGATAGTGAACCAATTCCACCTCTTAAATACTCTTCCCTTCTTTCTGGAGAAGCTTGTTGTATTGTCGTGTATGCAGTATTGATAGCGTCATTAATTCGAGCATAATCAGCGTTAATATCAGATACTTTTTTATTGTAGTCTGCGGTTGTGTATAAAGCTTTTTCAAATGATAAATCAGCCAAAGCGGTTTTTTGTGCTTCGGCAGAAAGTTTCTTCTGTAACTCAAACTGATCTTTGACCTTCTTCTGCTCAGCCGCGATCATGGCCTGCATTTCTTTTACATAATTAGCAGAGTCTAAAACCACTGCTTTGTATTCGTCTTGAGCTTCTTTGTTTCGTTGTGCCTGCGTCGCATTTATGTCTTTAATGTACGCTGCATGCTGCTCATTAATTGATCGTGCTTCAGCGTTATACGTGGCTTGGTCAATTACTTTATCACGAAGCATCTGGTTAAGAAAATTGATGTTCTCCGTTTTCCAACCATTGGCCCACGCAGTCTCTGACTTCTGAGTAGCATTGTTCATCGCAATGTACTCGTTTTGGCGTTTTAATGCCTCAGCATTTCGCTGATTAGCTTCTGTTTGATATGTTGCGATGTTTAATGACATACCACTGCTCCTTCTTTATGCTACCGTTATTGTAGGCGCATAGCCTTGAAGTGACAATCCCGCCGAGGATGGAGCGTACGAAAAAGCAAGTGCCGGGGCAAACCCTTGAATTACCAGCTTGTCTTGTAAGACAGGCACAAAAGCCGACGGTAGAGCTGACACAAAAGTTACCGTTAATATTACTGAGGCAATCTCCGGCCTTGTAGGGCTGGTTCCAGCGGCATAGTGCTCAATGTACACATCTGCTCCATCTGACCACCAAGCAAGTTGTAAATATTCGCCGCTGTTTACTGTAAAAATACCCGATATATTCGATGTTACATGAGACCATATTGACTCACTCTTTCGGGCCGGAATATCGTATCGAGTTCCACTAAGCGGGTAGTTAACACCACTATTTTTAGCCCACACTTCAAATTCTTTGGCTTGATTACCTCTGTTTGCAAACTGAAATCTGGCAGTTACTAAATATTG